ACGAGCGGATTTTTCGCGTGACTTCAAATCACGGGGGGTACGATCTTGGGTTTCAACCATTTTGGGCCTCCAGTTTCAAAATTTCCTTCACATACATTTGTGGATCAAGGTTGTACTTTTTTATTAACGCCGCTTGAGACGGTGTCAGTTCAACCTTCCTCTTGCCAGTCGATCGACTGGCCGGAGCCACAACGGATGCTGGTTTTTTAGCCGGAGTCCCTTGAGACCGTGGCTTGTCGTCCTCGCCCCCAAAAACTTCAGGGAACTTAGACTTCACGCGAGCGTCAATCTGCTCGAAATATTCATCAGAGCGGGGATCAACCCCGTTGGCGACTAGTTTTTGATGCAGTCCTAGCGCAAAACTGGTGACTTCTTCGAACCCCGAAGCCCCGAACCACTGGTTTCTTGCCTGCCAGCGCAGTGTTTTTTCGTCCGGACGGGCCTGTTGAGGCTCTTGATAGCGAGTTTGTACCTCTTCTTCACGGTCTTGTAAAGGGGGTGGTGCAAAATTTTTCGCATTTTTTACTTCCCAAGTGGCTTCAGCCAACGCTTCTTGGGCGGAAATGATGGCATCCGTGTCGTAAGCCTCTTGCGCGGCTTTCAAATCACGGCGGGCTTTCTCCAGTTTGGCCTCGGCGGCTTGGTTCGCCATGGTCTTGTACTGCTCGGTGCCCGTCTGCACGTATTGTTTGAGCCGTTTGTTCTCCTCCAGCATGGCCAACAACAGGCGTTCTTGCTCGGCTTTCTCCCGGGCAAGGGCCTCTTTGGCGCGGCGCTCATCGTGCCGAGCGTGAGTGAGTTCTTTCAGGCGTTTCTTGACGCCCTCGGTATAGGTGTCCAGTTCTTCGTCGGTCGGATCACTGACCTCACGATCGAGGGGCCTGCGACCTCGGTCTTTTTCCGGGGTGTCGTCAACAATCTCGATCTCAAGATCGTCGTCTTCGCTTTGCACCTTGATCTCGACGTCCTGATCTTGGTTCTTGTCTTCTGCCCCATCAATTTCGTCGGGGAATTTAAACTCTGCCATGGTTGCTCCTTTCAAGCGCGTGTGATGCCACGCGGGTCTTGCACGACTGCGTCCACCTGATCGTCGTTGATCAGACGGAACTCTTTGCCAAAAATCTTGAAGCGGGTACCGGAGTACGTTCGCACCAAGACAAAGTCGCCCTCTTGACACCAAGCGCCGTTGGGGAACTTGGCTTGGTCTTTGTAGGCGTCGGGGCCAACTTTCAGAACGAACAACACGGTGGTCGCGTGTTCTTCCTGTTTCATGAAGGACGTGGGTTTGACCAAGTCCAAGTCGGTGCCATCGAGTTTCTCGGAAACATCGGGGACAACACAGAGCAGTTTCCAACCGGTCGGGTCGGGCAGACTCGTCGCCTTTTCTTCAGGCGTTGCGTTCTGTTCCGGCTCGTCTTTGGGCTGGATCGTTGGTGGCAGGCTAATGCCCGGGGGCAGAAGAATTTCACTCATCTGATTTCTCTACTTTCTCGGCAAGGTCGAGGAGGTGACGCTCTGCAATGGCTAGACCTTGAATGACACCGCAGAGTTTTTGGTATTCGTCAAATGTGCGACATTGGCCACCCGCCAGATCATCGGCGTAGTTGTTCATGTCGGTGCGTATCTTCTCGCGCAGTACGCGTGCGAATTCTTGGATCATTTAGTTGGCTTCTCCTTAGGTTTGTTGCGCATCTGCGCAACGGTTTTGAGCGCGTCAAGGTCTCGTGCCTTGTCCGCTTTGCGCTGGTCCGCAAGAATGGTTGCGGCGGTGCGTTGTTTCTCGGCCTCCAGTTTGGCCAAGTCGGTGGCGGCATCTTGCTTCAACTTCTGCTGTGCCAACTGGATGTCGGCTTGCGCCTTCATCGCCTTGGTCTGAGCCTCTTGCTGGCGGATGGCCAACTCTTGTTGTTGCATCTGCAAGACCGGGTCTTTGGCCTGTTGCTGGGCTTGTTGCTGGGCGGCTTGCGCTTGGTTCTGCATCAGCACTTGGTTGGCCGCCTGTGCCATCATGGCCGAGAGTTGGAGTTCTATCTGAGGCGGCAGTTTCTCGTCCTCAGGCGGCAGGGGCATGCCCAATTGTTGCTCGATCTTCTGACGGTAGGCGAACCCAACGTGCTCTGCAATGTGGGCCATCATGGCCGCTTGAATCTGGGGAGCGCGGGGGTTCTGGCCAATCAACTGTGCGATCAGGGGGTCCTGAACCGCCGACATGTGCACGCGAATGTGTGCCTCGTGATCTTGGTACATGAACGCTTTGACCGGCTCGCCCTTGAGCACAGCCATGTTCTCGGAGACCGGATCGCGGGGTTTCTGGTCCTCGGGCAGAGGCACCAACTCGGCGGCATTCTTGATGCCCAACACTTCAAGCATGCCCCTGTGCAGTTTGGGCAAGTCATAGATGTCTGGCGCCATCTGGGCCATCTGGATCACGGCTTGGTACTGCACCACACGCTGGCTCATGGTGGCCGCGTTGGGGTCGCTCACGGGGATGATCTCGACGTGGCTGTAGTCCGACTTCTTGGCTTTGCGCGGTGCGTCAACCGGTTCGTAGTCGTAGTCGTCGTCCGTGTAGTCACGGATCAACCCCGCCAAGAGTTTGAGTTCTTGTTTGAACGAGAAGTGCAAACGAGCGGAGACAGCCGTCATGACTTTCAACTGCCGCTCCAAAAGGGCCAAGGTCGTGCCCACGGGCGCTTGAGCGCTCATGTCGCTGACCTTCATGTCAGCCGTTGCGGCAAACCGGCGGCCTTCCTCAACGATCTGGTTCATCAAGCCCGCCAGCACTTGGCTGGGCTCTTTGTACGGCAGGGGCAAAATGTTGTCGCGCAACGCGCCCGAGCCGATGTCTACGTCTCGGAATTCTCCCGGGGCAATCGGAGTGTCATCACCCTTAATCCGAAGGCCGCGCGATTTAAGACCTCCGGGGAGGTTAGATAAAGTTCCTGCGTCCACCAGTTGACGCATAATGCTCGTGGCGCTCTTGGCGTAGCCTCCGATGAGGTGGAAGAGTCCGAAGCCATACGCCCCAAAGCCGGGGATGTACTGGTAGTGGACAAAGTGTTGCCGCTTGAGGTGGAGGGTGTCGTCTTCCTTCCAGTTCCGCCGAAGCCCGAGCACATCGTTTGATCCCTTTATCAACGTCATCACGTACGGCAAGGTGATGCCCAGCGGCTCGCCGTCCTCGCCCGTCTCCGTATATTCGTCGCTTCGGACCACCAAGTCAACATGACTCTCGTACAGGGTGTAGCGATCGTCGTCGTTGGCCGAGAACCCCGTCTCTTTGTCCTTGGCTTGCTGGATGTCTGTTCTGGACTTGTCGGGGTCTGGCAACTCGATGTCGCGGTAAAACCCGGCTTGCTGGAGTTTGATGATCTCGCTCTTGGTTTTGCGCAACACATGCGTCACACGGTAGCAGGTGTCAAGGTCGGTCGCGCCGTACGGGAGAATGATGTCCTCAGCCGGGATGAACATGGAGACTTGGCGCCCAAGGTTGGGGTCGTAGTAGACCTTTTTGAACGCTGAACCCGTGGCGGGGAGGCTCCACAGCATACGTTCGTGCTCAGGGCGGAACTCGCGCATGACCTCGGTCAACTCGTAGTTCATGTCGTCTTGCACACGCACGGCGGCTTCATCTTTCTCAGGCGTCTGCTTGCCCAAGATTTTTGTCTTCACAGGCCCTTGTGCGGGGAAAGTCTCGGTGATGGACTCTGACTGGAAGCGCACCACGGCTTCTGTGATCATGGGGTGGAACACGCCGCACGCGCCGTCCCATGGCTCCGTTCTTTCTTCATATTGCAACCCGAGCAGTTTCAAGCCCTGCACGTACGCCTTCTCCCACTCGGTACGAGAGCCAAGGTCAGTCGTGATGTCTTGCGCCAACTCACCGGCAAGGGTTGACAGTTCACCTTCGTCCATGTCCTCGGCCAAGTTGCGATCGAACCCCTCTTCGTCTTCTGAGGGCGTTATGGTCAACTCCATGCCACCCATCTCGATGCTCACTTGTTCGGGGTCAACGATCTCAATCTCGATCGGCTCCTCGTCTTGTGCGAGGTTCTCGATGCCTGCGGGTGCGGTGTAGAGACCCTTGTCGATGTTCGTGGCCATTTTCTGTCCTTAATAGTATGCGTGGGTTTTGCGTCGGAAGAACCTCGGCTCTTCAGGCTCATCTGAATCAAGCCTAATAAAACCGCCCTGCCGAAACCGCATCAGCGCCTGAGATGTCGTATCCACGAAGTCATCGTTCTCGCCGTTGGGGAAAGACGCCACTTCCTCGATCACCTCCCGCGCCCAGCGGGTGTCAGGTGCCCAGACCATGCCAGAGGCAAAAAGGTCGGCCACCGCGTTCAATCTTACTATCTTGTCGTTGCCACGGCTAGGGTTTGTTTCCTGAACCGGGATGCCCATGTTGCGCAATTCTTGAATCAGGGGTGCACCAGCGGCTTTCTTTTCCACGATGAACGCATCGGGTTGCCACTCTTTGTAGTGCTTCAAGGCCACCGCCTTGAGTTCTGGGAACGCCATGCGGTCTTTGAACGCATCGAGGAGTATCACCTGCGCTTTGTCGTTTTCTTCCTCGTTGTAGAACACGCCCCATGTGGTGCACGCACTATAGTCGGCGGTGGTCTTGGCCTCGAAGGCCGTGTCCCATGACTGGATGATGTACTCGCAGGCGGGGGGTTCGTCCCCGGGCCAGATGCGCCAAGCGTTGCGCGAGACGATCGCCGCGTTGTTCGAGACGGGGTTTTGCATGTACTGGGCGTTCCAGTACTGAGGGTCGATCGCCGCCTTCTTTTGTTTCAGGGCTTCAAGCGGCCACTGCTCGGGCCAGAGAGATTTCTCGTTCTCTTCACCCTCGTTGAGAATGGCGGGCAACTCCACCACCTCCCAAGGGTCGGCGTCGGGGTTCTTGGTCTGGTAGTCCAGCAATCGCCCGGTCAAGTCCAACTTGCCCCAGCGCGTCATCACAATGATGATCTTGCCCCCCGGCATCAGACGTTGCAAGGGGCCTGTCTGAAACCAACTCCAAGCGGTGTCGAACGCAAGGCGAGAGTTGGCCTTTACATCTTGCTCCGAATGCGGGTCATCAATAACGAATAGGTCAGCGCCGCGCCCAGCAAGAGCACCGCCGACACCGGCGGCGTAGTACTGTCCGCCCTCGCTGGTTGACCATTTGCCTGCCGCTTTCTGGTCATCCGCGACTTTGGTGTTGGAAAAGAGGGATTTGTATTCGTCGTCATCAATCAAGTTCCTCACTCTGCGGCCAAAATCTTCGGACAACCCGGCGGTGTGGGTTGCCATAATGATCTTCTTCTCAGGGAAATTACCTAGAAAGAAAGCGGGGAAGAGGTAAGAACTGAACTCGGACTTACCCATGCGAGGGGCGATGTTGATGATCAAGCGGTTGCAGTCGCCGTTGATCACGCGTGTGAACAGTTTGGCCAGTTTCCTGTGGTGCGGCCCCACCTTGAAGCCCGGGTACACCGCCTTGGCAAACTCGATCATGTCGGTTCTGGCGGCGTTTTTCTTGACGTGCTCTTCCTTGTTGTCGAGCATCTGCAAGTATTCCAACTTCTCCTCGGCAGTCATCTTGCCGAGGTTCATGAACAAGGCTTTGGCCTGCTCAGGCGTCAGTGGCGGGTTGGTTGTCATTGTCGTTACCAGCGACACGTTCGTCTAACGTGGCGTTATTTTGGGTTTTTTGCGACACATCTTCCACGTCGATCGGCTCGGCGTCCTCGATGTCCATGAACTTGGCCAACTTTTCTTTGAGTTTGCGGTCGATCTCGTCCTCGGTCATGTCTGTTTTTTTAATTTCCACTTTTTCCGTAAACAGCCCCACCTCGGTCACTTTGCCGAGCAAAGCGAGTGCTTTCAAGCGGATGTTGGCGTTGGTGTGCTCGCATTCTTCGAGCAGTTTGGCGACCGTGTAGCCCCTGATCTCCTTGGCCTGCTGTACAAATTCCCAGTCGTAGGCGGTCAGCATCCCAACCAAGTGGCGCACAGCCTCAGGGGTTTTGAGTTGTATCAGTTTTTCTCTGGTGTCTTCGTCCGGGGTGGCGGTGGTCAAGGCGCCGAAGGCTTGACGTGCGGCTTTTTGTTCGATCTCGCTGATTATTTTTTCTGTAGGCGCGGAGCCAAGGGCTTCTAAAAAATCTGCGGTGGAGACTTGAGCGTCAATGACTTGCGCAGGGCTGTGTTTTTCCACAGGCACTGGCCCCTCGCCAGCGGGGGCGATCTCGGGGTCAAAGTCCAACAAGTGATCAAGCATGTGCGGATTTGGGGCGGCCCCTTGCTTACCGAATGGCCGCAGTGTACACTGGAGTTGAGCAGGTAGGCAAGCAGTTGCCAATTTGCTTTCTCCTCAGGACTCCCTCCTGTTAACCCCCGGCAGAAATGTCGGGGGTTTTTTTCTGTCTGGATGTGTCTAATGTTTGACACAGGTTCTCTGAAATTTTTATAGAAATTTTTGCGCGGGGTCAAAATTTTGGGTAGGGGGTGGGTTTGAGTAGTTAGGTATTACAGAAATGCTGGGAGCGGGTGGGAAACAGTGTTCTGGCTGGCTGGCCTGTCGTTGCACCACAGCGGGTGGTGGGGGTAGGGTGGGGTTCGAGCATTGCTGACCTTCCCCAAACCCCCCGTATGTTTTACTGGAAGTGTTGATGCAGAGGTTATCGCCTCTCCAACACTCATTACAGGAGCAACATCCATGAGTATCCGTGTTAACGCCAAGTCAATTGGCAACAACGACGCTAAGTCCGCAGACTTGGCAACCGCAATCCGCAAGGCATGGCTCAAGGCCAGCGATGAGCGCAAGTCCGAGATTCGGCTTGACTTCATCGTGGGCTACATCGCAGGCAGAGATAGACTTTCTATCTCGGACGCCGAGGCGATTGTCGAGGCAGGCAAAGGCGAGGGCGTGCCCGCAAAGCACAAGGCGATGATCGCCCGAGCCGTGAGCGGTTTCATCTACCACATCAGGGACGCCAAGACCAAGCCGAGCACCGAGGCGAGCCACGCTCGGGTGAGCAAGGCGCACAGGGAGGCGGCTAACTGGTTCATTGACCAGTTCGAGGGCGAGAAGCGCAATCAGCAGATTGACGCCGCCATCGCCGTGTTGCGTGCTCTGAAGTCCAAGTGAGATAGAACTTCTATCTCGATTTTTCTGGCGTGCTCAACCCGTGGGGGTGGCACGCTGTTTCATCCCATGTCTAACGCAATTTTTTCAGGAGTTCATCATGCGTAACCTATCCATTCCCACACTCGAAGCCTTTGACGAGGGCTTCACAGGCGTAGACGGCATCCGCTACTACGCCACCATCTACTACCCCAACGGCAAAGCAGACAGCCGCTTCTGGTGGATCAGTCTGTGCCATGTCGGCGGCAAGTCCGAGACCTTCGCATCTGCCGAGGGATACCTCAAGCGCAAGTCCGACCTGACCCAATGGTCGCTGGTGTAACCTTTTTGAGTATAAAAATTCACGGGCTAAGATTTTTCCGCTTTGGCAACGATTTACATACGCGTAAGTCGTTGATTTTTATAGGCACAAACCAAGTTGCGTCCCCTCTATATATA